CAAACCATTCATTCTCAACTATCACTCTGTAGTTGGTCGTAATATAGTAATCGTTACCTATCTGCATCACCTTGGAATACTTGTTCTCACGATAGTGCTTGACCAACAAAGATTCAGGTACAAAGAAGTCATTATCGTAAGCAACATGGAGATAGATTGTTCCATGCTCGCACATGGCAAGATGGTTGCTGCTTACCATACGCTCAACGAAAGGCTTTGCGCTGTCTTTGTCTATCTTCATACTTGACGCATAGCAAGTGCGACCGCACAACTCTATCTGCTTGTAAACTCCATCCATACCCTCACCTTGGGATAGGATTTCATATCTCGGTTCTAATATCTTCATATCCTTATAAGTTTTGAAATTCGACTACAAAGATAACTATTATATTCCACTCTACCAAAAATTAGCACTCAGTTTAACAACACTTATCTATATTGTGAAAAACAAAAATTATCACCATAAAAAGAGGAGAGTGCATCACGCATTCCCCTCTTACTTTAACATGGCACATATTAAGTTTACAATCTACTCATCTTATCTTTCAATTCGTGTATATCATTGAATGCTTGCAACATAGGCTTATGCCATCGCTCTTGCCGCTCATCTATCGACTGCAAGTACATCAAGCTTTGGGCAAGGATAGTTCTTCCCTCATCAACGGCTAACCAAATATTTCCTACATTACCCATAATAGTATTCACGCTAGCCGTCAACAAGCTACCCTCTGTACCACCATCACGAGCAGCAATAGCATCCAACTTGGTATTTATGAGTTTTGTTTCCTCATACGTTCCCTCCGTAGCGATCTGCACCGCTGTAAAACGACCATTCAACTCATCGCCTGTGTCTTGACTCATAGACTCAAATGAACCGGAAGAAGCGGACTGCTCGTAAGATTGCTTGTAGCCCGTTATTTCGGCTACTTCATCTCTAATCTTCAGTCCTTCTTGAACCATTTCATCATACTTTCCCTTCAAGGCAGTTATATCTGTCTTTGACAATTTACCACCATTTGCCTCAGCTCGTTCCGCCCATTCGTCATAGAATGCTTGCATATCATTTCCCAACAAATCATCCACCTTAGCTTTCAGAACGGCTTGCATAAGCATCTTGGAGAAATTATCAGAGAAGTCCTGAGCAGAGGAATTCATATCCATCAAAGTATCTATGAACTCGCTCTTCAAACTATCAAAAGATATTTGCGTCAAGCTTTCTGCAAGGTCATCAGCAATATCCTCTAATGTTCCTGCCTCAGCCGCATAATCTTTCAACTTTTCGAGGACTCTTCCTCCATAATTTCCCTTACCAGTGTTCTGAATCTTGTTAACAATATCCGGATTTTGCAACAACGCATTAGCTTCATCGGCAGACCGTATATCGCTTAGGTTTCCATTCCATTGTCTACCTATCGCTTCAGACACCTTATTGATTTGCTCTTGAGAAAAACCTTTAAAGTATTTATTAAAACTACCATGAGAACCATGATAACCCATTTGAGCCACCATGATGTCCTTTAAGTTTTGCTCTTTTTCCTTTTGAAGTTTTTCAGCTTTTTCTGCGTCTTCTACGGCTTTGATACCACTAGTTTTGTCTATAGAGTCACGTAATCTGTCTATTGCATCCGTCAAGATTTCATTCCTAGCCGTCAATTTGTCTATAGTCCGGTTTACTTCTTTTGCGTTTCCACCTACTCCAAACAAACTATTGAATCCACCAAACGATATTGTATTGAGAATATTACCAATGCCGCTTACCAAAGACCCTCCTATCTGTGTGATAAACTCACCACTTAGGATATTCTTCAATATACCATTGACCGCATTCAGAACTGTATCAATCAAGCTGCTAATCAATGTTCCGATACCATCCTTCAAAACATCAAGTATCTTCAAAATGGCAGCAACAATTTGGCCTATAAGTCCAGCTTTTGACAATCCTTCACTTAGCGCATCACCAGCTTTCTTGCCAGCGTCTGCGGCTGCGTCTGCGGCTTCCTTGCCCATATCCTTCAGACCATCAGCCGCTTTCTTAGCCTCATCCAAAGCTTTCAATCCGTCAATTCCACCTTTAAGTTGGTCAAAACTATCCCAAAGAGATGCCAAATCGGATAGTCCAGAAGTAGAAAGGAACTCATGGATAGCAGAAATCGGTTGTGTCACATTCTGTGTCGTTTGAGCCAACTTCTGACCACTAGTACGAACTTTTGTGTTAGCCGTAACAATCTTCTTTCCGGACTCCGCTAACTGACCTTGAACTTTATTCAATTCTTCTTGTAGCCTTGTTTGCTCTGCAACATTGCCCGACTTTTTCGCATTCTCAATCTGTTCTTGCAAAACCTTAATACGAGGTATAAGCAAAGTTTCCGTTTTCGTGTATTCCTCTTGTGCAATTTTCGCATTCTTCAGAGCATCCTGATAAGCTACAACATCCCTTGCAAGGTCTTTCCAACCTAAATCACTTGTATTGCCAATCGAATTACGGATATTCTGCATAGCATCAACGATACTCTTCTGCTGGTCTGCACCCAAATTTTGGAACTTATCCGTACCTACGAACTTATCCAGATCTGCCAATAAAGGAACAAGCGCATCTTTCATAATGCCACCAACATTTCCGAAGACTTGATACCAGTCTATCTTCTGCATAATAGCACTAGCCTCAACCGAATCCGTCTCTTTCTTCTGCTCTTCTTTCAAAGACTTTATCTTCCATTGCTTGCTTGAGTCCGAATCCGTAGAGTTTTCAACCTCGCTAATCCTCTTAGCATAATCGGCAGCAATAGCTAACTTCTGCTCCTGGAATGTGCCATAAGTCTTCAGATAATCGTACATGCTTTGCGCTTCTTTAGCAAGCACATCCTCATTCTGCTTTACCGCCTTATCCCGAATTGCATTCATCTGATTAGCAACACTCATGCCTATGGTCATATTCATACCATTGACCTTAACCGGATTACCCTTGCTATCCTTCATGGTTTCATTCAAAACCTCATTCTTGTACTCTTCATTGGTTTTGCTCTGTTTCCACATATTAGCCTTACGACCCTTGCCAGAATTAACCCAAACAGCTTGGTCACGTTTTTTCCTAGCCTCAACCAATTTGTCTATACCATCTTCTACCGCCTTTCTCTCCTTGTCGGCATTCTCCGTTATCTGAGCCAATTCCTTGCTATAACCCTCATTCATCGCATTGATGCGGTTCTTGGTCATGTCTTGGATAGCTTTCTCCGAATAGGATGAAATAGACTTGGAATAGTCCTCCTCAGCCTTCTTGCGTTCATACGCTCTTGCTTGTGGGTCATCCGTTGTACCTGTTTTCTTTGGAGTAGTATGGGTTGTATTTGATTTTGTTGTTGTACTACTCTTTGGTGTACGTGATTGAATTATAGATTTCGCCATTGCGACATCCGTTTGGTTTTCCGTTCTTGACCTAAACTTACCTCCTGAACGTGTTACCAACTTATGCCCAGTTTTCTTTTCGTGATTTTCCTGTTGTAAAATATCCGCCTCTCTCCTTGAAATTAAATTTCGCAACTCCTTCGTTGTCATAGATTTCATCCAATTTGGAATTTCCGAATCATCATAATGAATTTTTAAATTCAACCCGTATTCTTTATTCCATAAATTGATAAGATTATCAGTTTGCTCTACCAATTCTTGGATTGATTGCTTGTTCTTGTTAACTATCCAACGAGCCTTTGCTTGGGAGTTATTCCAATCAACAGTCGCTGTGCTTCCTTTATATATTGCGTCCTCTGCATTTTTGTAACTTTCATTCAAAGAGTTTATACTATCTATATGCTTTAATATCGAACTTCGCAAACTTGCCATCACGAAACTATTGTACCCCATCTTCTTACCCCATTCCTCAAAAGGAACTAACAGGTTGCGAAGAGCAGCATCGTATTCTTGTGCGGCATTAGCATATTCCAATGTTCCTTTCTTTGCGGAATCCATTTTCTGCCTTAAAGAGTCTATCTTAGTCAACACATCATCAGAAACAAGGGAATTAAACATCATCTGTACAGCTGATATGTCTTCTTTATCAATATGTTGTCCGAAATCAAGCCAACTACCACCTAGTGAATCAGAAAAATCCTTATCTAGGTTTTTCCTTGCTTCCTCATATTGAGAAGATATAGACATCAAAGCGTTAGCTTTTTCTCGTTCAGCATTTTCTAATTGTAAAGAAGCAATAAAAGCGTCATGCTTATTTTTCAA